CCATTCCTTGAAAGACCAGGAACACAGCGCTGGTTTGGTAGACTGGAGACACTGGTAACGGTTGGAGTAGTTGCTGCTGGCCTCGGCGCTGCTTATCAATATGGTAGCGGAGGATTTAGATGAAAGGGTTTTTCGACACAAAGATGATCATCTTTGGCATCACTACGGTTTTTCTCGCAGGTGGTGGCTGGATGTCTTTGGGCTCGCTCGGAGACCGGGTGACCAAGCTTGAAGACAAGCAAGACATTGTTGGTGGGGACATCCGAACCATGATGAAGAACCAAGCCAAGATGTGCCACGCCCTTAAAGTCGACTGTCAATAGCCCTAAAAGAGATACAGGAACCCCAGCCCCCCTACCCGGCAGGGTCCGTTTCTCATGCTTCCGTCCTCTTTCGGACATCGTCAACGGCATGGGTAGAGGGGTGGGGAGACTATACAGAACGGCGAAGAGCCTCAACCCCCTTAGAGGTTGGGAAGAGTAGGTGTGAGCGACCTACTTTCTCCCCCAATCGAATCAAACCTTTCTTGGTCAAAGTGATTCGAGCCTCATTTATACAGGGGAAATCATCCCCCAGTTTCTCTGTGATTGCACGGGCGGTCCACTTCCCTGGTTCGCCCACGACGTGATTAAGTACGTCCCAACGCCGACTTCCTACATGTAGAGCCATCAATCCCATGCCTCATTGCCCATGTTTCGGGCTACCTGGAACCAGAAGGTTCGAATCTTATCAACGTCATACATGGGGTCATCTGTGGTGGGGACACGCGCAAGGAGCTTACCTCCCTCACCATATAGGCTCATCCAGTGCCCTTCGGGGACAAGGTTTAGCCCAACCTTGGCGTGAATCTCACCGATTGCTTCTACAAGTGCCTCTTCCACCAGCCCTTCCATGAGTCTAAACATTTGCCGCCTTAGCTGTTCCTTGACCAGCCTCCGCTTGAATATCTCTGTTAATCTCTTCATCTTCTCTCTTATCTTCTTTCCGTACAACATCTATGTAGTCCCATTCCGACCGGGCACGGCCTCGTGGCTTGAACGTAGACATCATAATGACCTGACAAGGAGCCTTCTCCAGTCGTTCCATTGTACGTGCAAGATTTGATGTGTCCCACATCCGGTCGTCAAGAATGATGATTGCAGACTCTCCATCTGCTGCAAGGGCAGAGCCCATGGCTGCGAGTGTCCGTGCTTCAGCACTTCCTGAGAGAGCATAATGCTTCTCTCCCCCTCGACTAAGGAAGATACGGAAGTCCTGCCGAGATTGCTCAATAGAAAACTTGTCTCCCTTGGGCAAAAACTTGTTCACACGACGACAATACTCCTTTAGGGGTTTCTCCATGAGAGCGCATAGGGCAGAATCCAATGCTATCTCCAGTGCAGAAAACTCCTTGGCTGCAAGCTCAGCATTCTGGACCTTCTTCCGCGCTCTCTGGGCTGCTGTGTAAAGCGCGTCTGCCCGAACCATTGGAAGGAGCGCATCCCAGACTTCGGCTGAACCAGGAAGAGCCTTTAGTTCTTCTTTTGTTCCAAGAGAGAGGGCCATTTGTTTGAGCAACACTCTCTCTTCTTTGTTCTCTGTTCCCTTGAAGCGCTTCTTAAACCAGGAGAAACACAGTGCCTGGGTTAGGTTTTCTGTTTGATTCAGGTATGCCTCTCGGTCGAGTTTGTCCGCGCCAGAAAACATGCTCAGAATCTCAGTGGCTGCTTTAGCCTCTGCTTTACTATTCCGCTTCCACTTCCCTGCCTCTTCGTAGGAAGCGACAACCTCTTCCGCCGTCACCTTGTTTCCATAGTCCGGAAGAACATTCTCCAGGGGCGAGGTTAGGTCGTACTCTGGGTGGCTCAGGTGCTTTTCCAGCTTCTCCCTGCTCATCTCTTCAATAAGGAGTGGGGCGAAGAACTTCCGCGCTCGTACAGCCGAACCACTCAGTGCGCCCCGCAACTGGGCAATCGGGAGCACAGTAGTTGTTTCCCCTGTTCGCCTGGGCCGTTTTCCTGGCTCCATTTCCCAACGTGAGGTCGAACCATCCTCATACTCCACTTCAGCAAACACGAGCCTGTTGCTGGCTGCCAGGTTCCCAAGCTGACTCCCAGACTTGACATCACCGTTTCGGAAAAACAGCCCATAAGCGCTCCCAGATACAGCAAGCTGTACAGCTTCTGCAATAGCGCTCTTTCCGCTTTCGTTGAGGCCCACCAAGAGGTTGAGCTTTCCAAGGTCATAGGACCATGCTTGCCCATCAGGGCTCTTGATATTGCTTGATACTTTAACGATTCTCATTGTCTTCTCCATTGGGGGAGTTTTCTGTGAATAGGTTGTCCAGCGCTTTCTGGAATACCTTTGCTGGACGGGTCTTTCCTGTCCGCCATCGATAGATAGTTTGGGTACTGGGCCCATCCCCTGCGAGATGAGTTCCTATCTCAACTGAGAGTTTTTCATCACTCCAACCGTTGAGTTTGAGTATTTGGAGTTTTAGTTGGTAGCTCATCGAAATCTCCTTTAGAAAGGAAGTGCAAGTTGTTGGAGTGGTGGAGGTCCAAGATGAATCGTCCAACCATTTGTCCAATCCTCACAATCACTCTCTTGGATTGTGTGGACTTTCTTGAACTTTCCTGGGTTCTTGCCATCCCACCAAAAAACGGGTCTTCCTTGCTGTAGAGCAAAGTTCAGTATGTTGGCAGTGGCTCGCCCACAGGACTCCCCAATGACTACAAACACATCGTAAACGGGACTTCCTGTGGTGACATTGGACCGAAGGACAACATCACACTGCCACTGGTCCCAGTCGCCTTTGAAGTTGTTCTGGTGGTCGTCGCGACCAGGACGCACCCGAACCACTTGAGTGGGGTTCTTGGCAGCCAAAGCCGCTTTAAGCTCTAATGCCAAGAGACGTGTCTCTTTTAGGGAACAGGAAGCCGGGTGGGCATAGAAGACTCTCATTTTTGAGCCCAGTAGTTGTTTTCAGTGTTGGATGCCTGGTGGCCATTTCGGTGGTTCACAACCAGTTGACGTATCTGCAACACCTCGCCACACGTTAGCCAAATCACCCCTTTACCCTTGTATCTTCCAAGGGTGCCGATGTTGTACATCTTCCCAAATCTCATATATCGGTCACTATAATAGCGGTACTCTGCTTCACTCCCACCTTTGCGTCGGCGGCTCTCTCTGCTTTTAAGGTGTGAACCGCCAGCGGTTTTTAGGGGTACATCCAAAGGCTTTGGGGTGGGAGCAGTTCCAGGTAGGGCTCTGCCACGGTCAAACCGCCCTGTACCAACCATCTCTTCGACTTCCACTTCTGCACTAAGAACCTCGCTTAGTAGGTCATCGAGAGGCCAATCGGAAGGGTTTTCATCGACCACACAGATACCTGTTACACGTATTTTGAAGACTTTCATTTTGCTTCTCCTTTTTTGGGTTTACACTTCCAGCCAACTCATCCCAACTTCAGCTTCCGCTGTGTAGGTGAGTTGGGCATTCTCTCTCCGCCGCCTGGTCATGGCAGCTTCAAGAACTTGAGCCACTTCTTCCCCATGTTCTTCTGGAACTTCGAACATGAGGGAGTCATGGCATTGATTTACAAGACCAGTGTTAGCCTCGAAATCAAAAGAGAGGACATCCCTGCATTGGGCCACGTCTGTGTGCAGTTTGGAAACGGTCCCCCAGCCAGGGATGCCCAGAACCAGTTCGAGCATTGCTTCATGAATCACTGATGCGCCACCCGACTGGATGGGATGGTTCACAAGCTCGTTTATTTTTTCTTCATCGCGGAAATCACGGCGGCGACCCCAAATAGAATCAGAAATGAAACCTTCTCTTCGGTAGGTATTCCGAATCTTATCCCACCACTTAGGTATTTCGGGGTCTGCTTTGTTCAAGCCACTGACTACATCGCGAATATCTCGGTGCGTCAGGTGCGCGTATATGAGATGACCCTTCTCGTCTTCAACACTGATGACTTGTTCATGAATCGTGGGGACGCTTGCGGCGTATTGCCAAGCGTATCGGACATTCTTGGTAACTCCGCGAGTAGCTTTGAATGTCCCTTTACCCTTCTTAGTTCTTTCAGATGGCGCACCTTCGAGCGTCCAAATACTTTGCCCATAAACAATCTCCATTGTCTCGTTGTGGGGGTCGAGCCCCAAGTTGATAGCGTGAAGCAAACGCGAAGCTTCTGCCTCTTCTGCGATGAATCTAAGTTCTAACTGGTCGGCATCTGCGCCTACAAAGACGTGACCTGGGCCAGGGATGAACACATCCCGCAGAAAAGCTGGGATGTTCTGGGCATTCGGGGAACTGGAAGAGTACCTACCTGTAGCTGGGAGCCGATTGTAGGAAGGGTGAACCCTCCCATCACCTTGCTGGGCCGCTTCTGTAAGAGGTCTAATATAGGTGCTCAGATACTTGGTGTACCTACGCACCATTCGGATAGCCTGAAGAAAGGTCTTCTTCTCCACATCCAAGTCATAGGTGGTCAACATTCGACGGAGCGTGTCATCATCCGTGCTCGGGTCACCCGTCTTCTCGTTGTACTTTACGGGGGTAAGTTTCCATTCTCTAAAAAGGATTCTCCGAAGCTGGTGGGTAGAGTTTGGGTTGAAACCCTCTGGTCCAATGTCTTGGGCTATTTTAAGATTTTGGGAAAATATAGATTGAAACTCCCCTCTGTGCTGGTCCAGTCGCTCTACATCCAGTCTCATCCCAAGCCGCTGCATTCCTACACCAATCCACTGGAGTTGGTGTTCTCGGGGAAGTAGGTGCCACTGCTCCCTTCGTTTTACTTCCTGCGCAAGCGGCTTCGCAACTGCTGCTGTTACTGCGCAGTCTTTTGCACAGTAGGTGTGAAGTTCAGTATCTGTTCGAGCTTCCACAGCAGTATGGTCAGCTTTCCATGCTTCGATGAAGTCTGAATAGTAGCTGGTGATGAATCCCAGATTGTGGGGCATCTCATTGTCAGCCAGCAGATGGAAGAGGATTGTGTCTGCGGCCAGAGTTGGCGTAACTCCCAGTTGGTTCTCACAGACCAGTCGGTCATACTGCCCAGCATTGTGTCCCATTAGGGGGACAGGTGGCTCCACCAAGAAGTTTCGTACAGCTTCCTTGACGGTATGCTCGTCACCGGGTGAAAAGAACTTTGTAGTTCCGTCGATGCTAAGCATGGGAACTATCAGGCTGAAGCTGGTGTTGGCGAAACCGATGCACCGAAGTTGGGCGTTGAGCGGGTCTTTCGCGTCCGTCTCAACGTCATATGCAACAGGCTTGCCTTGCTTGGTTAGCCGGGAGAAGCCATCGAAGACTTCCTTGACTGTGCTGCACAGAAGAATCTCAGGGTCCTTCCAGCTTAGTTCTCCATTAAAGAAACGGAGGGCCTTTGCGATGTCCTTCCGAAAGACGGGACGCCACTTGGGGGAGCGAAGCACGAACGCTGGGTGCAGCGTGTAAGCAACTTTGGCCTTACCCCAAGGCATATCCAGTTCTTCACATGCTCCCCTCATTGAGGTGATGGAACCATGACCACCACGCAGGGCGCGCATTGCTTCTGCGCCAAGACATATAATCCTATCGAAGCCAGAGATGTCTTCCATCAATCGGCCTTGGCAAGCAGCCATTGGAGAGAGGAGTAAGTCTTCCCCCTCTTTCTTATGGGCTTTGTTCGCTCGGGAATGCTTGACCATGAAAGTGTCGAGACGGTTCGCAGGAGGGCGACAAGCAATGGCGTTGTTCACTTGGCACTTAGACCGTTTTAATCCTACAGCGTCAAGGGCTGCCTGCAGTTCCATCCCAGAAGGTCCAACAAAAGGACGACCCTCAACTACCTCATGACCACCAGGAGCCTCACCAATAATGACCAGCGAGTCAGTTTTGTGGTGTTCTGCAAGGACGGGGACAAACTCCCCCCGCTTTTTACAGTCAATGCCCAAAGAGCACTGCGAGCATTTGGCTCCGGAGATATTCAAGACGCACCTATAGCGTAGAGTGGGGTGAAAAAAGTGAGGCATCTGAACGACCCCCGCCATGCCTCCCTGCGCGGGCCTCAAGAAAGGGGGAAGGAAAAACAAAACCCCCAGTCTTTGGTCAAACTGGATAGCAGCCTATTAAGAAACGCGCCGACTGCCAGAGCGCGGGAGAGATGCTTTAGTCATCAAGAATGAAGTCATACTCGTCGTCAGACTTTGCTGCTGCAGCTTGGGCAACTGGAGTGCCAGCACCGTTACTGGTCTCAACCTGCACGTCTTGTGGAGCAAGCTTCGTGATTTCTTGCATTTGGGTATACCGGCCCTTCGTATAGAAGGTGTACTTTGGGTATGAACCCTGGATGGCCTTACCCTGGCTATCCATCTCGGGTGGGACATAGTTGAAGTAGATGGTACGCCCACCCATCTTGTGGAAAGGAATCTTAGACTTACCTTCCAGTTTGCTCTCGGGAAGACCCGCGCTCACCAGGAAAGCCTTCAAGAAAGGGAGTGCGCCTGCTGAGTCCAGGTTGAAAGAGTCCCGGTGGCGAACACCATTTGTGATCATGTACACATACAGCCGATTCGAGTCATCATACTTCATGATGTCTGCAACAACTGCCGTGTGCAAGCCAGCGTTAAGGTAACCCAGTCCGCCTGAAGCAGTATTGATACCAGTGAAGTCGAGTTCAAGTGTGAGATTTTCCATTTACCAGTTCTCCTGTTCATCAACGAACATGCGGTCAAGAATATTCTCTCCCGCGTTTTTAATGACCGCCCGGTGCAGCGAATCCTGCAAAGCCCAACGGATGTGTCGCAAGTCTTTCTGACCCACAAGTTTTTCACCAACCTTCTTGAGGGTGTCCCTCCAGTTCTCAACACCTTTTTCGAGAACAAGTTGGCTTGATTTTTCTGCAATATCCTCCATCCACTCCAGTCCTTTGGGTCGAGCAAGCTCATACCCAGAGGCGCGCATGGCTTCCCCCAGATTCATAGGGGCGGGGTCGGGGAAGATGTCTAAGCGGTCACCGCTCACGTACTCGGGATTTGGTCCCGTTCGAAACACGTACTTCCAAGGGGCAGCAGTTTCTTCATACTCTACTTTGGCCACAACATCAGCAAACGATGCAAACTGCTCAGGGAGTTGTCCAGGAAGCTTAGGGCCTCCACGAACATACTTCCCAGAAGAAGTCTTGGGTGGGGCCATGTGGCAGTTGAAGAAAACGTGCGTCCCTTTTGAAGTAGCGTAGCGTGCGGAGTCACGCATGAAGAGAACCTGAGAACGTAGGTTTCTCCACATCTCCCCGAAAGAATGCTTTTTCTCAAGAGCAGTGACGGTCACCTCTGTCAGCAGAGAGAAGTCATCCACCACGATGGTGGGAACCTTACCTGCTGCTTTAGCAACGATGTCCCCGGCCTCCTGAACTCCAGAAGCCATCTTTGCATTGACTTTCTCCAGCCCAAGAAACTTCTTGAGAGGTAGCAATCCCCCTGTCTGGGCAATGAAGAGTCCGCCAGCACCAGCAGCGCCCGTAGCTGTACTCTTCCCTGTCTTGGATGGGCCATAGATGACCGCAAAAATACCTTCACTCACTTTTCTTCTTTCCTTTTTTTCCGCACTCACAAGGGTCACAATGGCAAGAGACGCAGATTGTGACATTGACCTTGTTGTACTTCTTCCTGTTTGCTTTTCGACTAACTACTCGGAGGTTTTCTTTAAGGCTACCTCCGCCCTTACTCAGGGGAACCTTGTGGTCTACTTCCTTCCCATCACCCTTCCTGACTGACCCTTCGCGTTCCTTAATCCTTCGCGCCAAGTTCCTCTTCACCCTGTTCTCGATTTGCTTGGGCTGCGCGTTGTACTTCTTATCGTTCCGCGCTTTGTCTTCTTTATTCTTGTATGGCATCTTGGTCTCCCCATTGGCAAAGTTCGAAAGCTGCACACTTCCCATACTTTCCCCAGCAAGTCTGGTCGCTGTAGACGGCAGGCCACTGTTCGGGAGGCGCACCACTAAACATATCAACCATGTACTCTTGGATGGCTAAGTTCTTTGCGAAATGCTTGATCGCATCTGGGGCGGGCTCAAGAACAGTTCGGTCAAAACCATAGGGCTTGGATAGCTTTACCCGATTAACGATAACCCCACCAAACTTCTCACCGTAGACACGACGTCCAAAGAGTTGGTAGCCAATGAACTGCCCAGAAAGAATATGTTGGCGCAGTGTCTTGCTCTCAATGCGGTAGCAGGACTTGTGGTCTACAACCCAGTATGTATCAGAAGAATCCTTAACGATAAGGTCAGCGCGCTGAGTAAAAAGGAAGCTCCCTTCTCGCGCAAAGTTGGGGATCTTGGCACGAAGCTGCTCTTCCACAGCGACAGGTTGCCAATCACAATGTTCCCAACGTCGTTTGTAGGCTTGTATCGCCATGAGAATCGGGGGCATCGAAACACGCCAAAGAGCAGCAGCATGAGCAGTCGTCGCGTCGTTAGCACCTTGGGCAGAAAGAATGCGAACAGCATCTTCAGGACTAAAGAAAACGTCAGGGTCGACCCCATCTTGCTTAGCTCTCATTTGAGCATAGTAGTGGGCCAGTCCGATGTGAAGCAGGCTCCCCTTGATAAGGGGTTCGCTCTCGACCCTGGGCAGCTTCCCTGCCTCACGCCATGCATAGAGACGGAGACACCGGGAGGCACCCTCAATGCGATGCCAGCCACGTTCAGAGGGCCCAGCGTCCAGTATTATCTTCTCGTCTTCCATTGTTCTCCTTTGGGGTATGAGGCTTCTATTCGACCACCGACAAGCCCCCCTGCTCGGCTAATAGGGGGAAGTCACCAAACCGCACCCCTGGTCTACCTATACCTTACCACATGTCGAACAGGTGTCAAGTGGTCATGTTGAGAAAAGTCCAGATACCCGTTCCAGTAGGTCCTCCTGAGTCCCTGTAAAAGCAGCTTCAACCTCCTGAATCACCTCATCATCAGCCACCTCACCCACAGCCGGGAGCTTGTCCACCAAGAGGTCTGCAACGTGTTCATCAACTGTCCCCGCAGCGATAATATAGGATATAAGAACGGGCCTCTTTTGTCCCAAGCGCGCGAACCTCCCCTCCCATTGACCAATGGACCGTGGAGTCCAGGGCAGCATAACAAATAGAGCTAAGTCCGTATCCTGCAGGTTTACACTCTCACCCCAAGCATCCCCTGTACCTATCAGTATACCGGCATCAGCTTCCATATATTCATGGCGAATCAAATCTCTTGCTTCTGCTGGCGTCCCCCCGTGAGCACACCAGACGGGAACATCCTCAACCTTCTTTGAAATATCTGCACCCAGACGGTCACAGTCCTTTCTTCGTCCCGTAAAGACGACCACCTTCTGCCCACACTGGGCTGCCTCTACCACCCTGTCTATTATGTATTTACGTTTGCGGGAGGCGGCTTCTTGGAGCATCACTTCAAAGAGGCTTTCCCTTTCCCCAGTTTTTGATGCTCGTTTGATGTCTTGTTTGAAAGCGGCTGGCCGGTTTTGCTCAGACTGGTCGAGATATACAACCTGACGCCTCTTTGGGGGGAGGCATTTGTTGATGGCTTTTTGGCTGGTCTTATGTTTTGACCAGTACAATCGTTGCTGAAGTTCTTGCTGGTTGCTGAGTCCGTCATATTTCCATCCATAAGTGTCTTGGAACCCTGCGCAGTAGCGAACACCAAACTCATGCCTTGTTCCCCATTGCCAGGGCTCTACCAAGTCAAGTTGTGCCCAGAGGTCTTTTGGTCTATTGGGAATGGGGGTAGCGGTAAGTCCAAACCGTCTCCGAGCACCTTGGGCAAGAGCAAAGATGGCAGCAGCAGTATTGGGAAGCGGCTGCCAGTTTGTACTCCCACTCTTTGAGACTACAGCCTTGACACGCTTGGGGTTCTTCGCCCAATGAATCTCGTCCATAACCAGGGAGCCAACACCTAAGTCTGTGAGAGCATCTTTCCAGTAGATAAGCGTTTCCCACGCTGTGATGAGAATAGTGCTTGAGTCAACTTGGCTACGTAGGGTTCCTTTCTTGAGTCCTTGACCCATTAGGACCAGGGGCTTGAAGGTTGTGTACTTCCGAATCTCTTCCTTCCATGTCCCACGGGCTGCCGCCTTGGTAACGACGAGTTTTACTCCAGGGTCTGCTGCGAGCCACACTACCCCACAGAGTGTTTTGCCTGAGCCCGGTGGTGACCAAGCACTAAACCCTTTTCGGGTGAGGGCTTTCTTGAGAATCAAACGCTGGTGATCCATCAGGAAGGGTGAGACCCAGTCGTGTATGTGCTCACTCTTTAGGGTTAGCCCCAACTCCTTCACTCCCACAGTCGTGGGCAAAGGATGGTCGAGTAACGGAAGAGCATTGATGGGAACACGGCACCCGGCATCTCGTTTGTTCTTCCAGACCCCTGGAATCTCAAGAGCGTTGTCGGGCGTACTAAGGAATCGCACGAACATTGTTTCTCCTTTAGATAGTGGGGGTGATGCTTACAACCTTCCCCTCTGACTGTGGTTTGCTCTTCTTGAGCCCCTGGTAAACGTGAACCTTTCTCCCTCCAACACGGGCTGGCACTATCACAACATCGGGAAGGGTTCGGATAACAAGACGCAACATGGTTTCACTCTTGATGTCGGTGCGTCCATTGCGAGAGCAGTATTCTCGGTACGAACCATACAACGTCTCACAAGGAACAGCGCGTGTTGCTATGCTTTCTGTGACCCGAAGATACCCCCCACCTGGCGGATAGTTGGTTAAAACATCCGTGGCCCCATTCTTGTCAATCTCATGGGCAAAAGACTCCAAGCTACCCATGCTGGCATTTTGGATCTCCGTCTTCACCTCAGTATTGTATGGGCGAGAGACGAGCTTCCAATCTACCTCCATGCTCTTGAGGCGATGGGCGTAGCCTTGAAGTTCTTTGTAGAATCCAGCCGAGAACTTTGAGGTCTTTGCATTGAAGCAGTTGCTGAGCATCTGTCGATATGAGGTTGATGCTTTCCCAGGAGATAGGATCGTAAAGCGCCGGTCATCGTGTTCAACAAGGAAGGGGCGACGACGGTTACTGGTCAACCACCAACTCATCCTATTTACGACGGTTGTTCGGGCTGCATAGGGCGCGGAGCAATGAACCCGGTCATCTGTGATTGCAGCTTTAACCTCGGCAATAACGTCGAGGGAGTTTTTATCAATACCTACCTCATCAGCAAGAACAAGCAGGCTGGTCACGTAGTGTGAGTTAAAGTTATCTCTTAGGGCTTTATTGGAGACAACAGCACTATTCCCCTTACCAATGATTTCAGCGAGGATCCGACCATACAGACTCTTTCCAATCCCCTGTTGCGGCGAGAGTACCATGACGGCAACCATTGCACGGCGTTCGGGATGTTGGAGGAGAGCAGCACTCCAATGCATAATCCAGTTGACTGCCTTCACATCCTCGTTCGTGATGAGAGAAAGTAGTTCGTCAACCCTTGGGTGCTCACCAGGCTTAGCTCTAAGGTCAGGCCAAGCATACAAGTTTAGCATAGGCACTTCGTTCTTCCGGACGAGCGGTGACTTGCTGGACTGACAATCAAAACCATAGACTTGACGAGAGAGAATATGATCTACAAGGGCAGAAGCATGAGACTTGTCACACCCCTTGGGCAGAAGACCAATGAAGTGGTCAGTGAGTGGGTCCTTCCGCATGGGCTGACTAATCTGCCAAGCACCCTCAGTGTGCCGGTAGAAGACCCCTTGAGTAGCGTTGTATGCAATCCGATTCTCTGCATACTTCTTTAGGTCTTCTGGGATCTCAGAAAGGCGTTGTTCCCGATCCTCTACGCTCCGGGAAGCTCGACTTCCTTTCGTCCTCTTCTTCAGCCAGAACTGCTTGGTCTCATGGTCATGCCGTTCGCTGGTACACTGTAGAAAGGTTCGGCCATCTGCCATGACACGGAGAAAAGCACTACCAGCGGAAGCATCCTTTTGGAATGGGCAGGCACACTTGTGCTTCCCTTCTCCCCCCTGGATGAGAGCAGAAGTGGAAGTGATCTCTCCGGTGTCCAAGATGAGTTGAGTGTCAAGCTGGAGTTCGGGACTACCATCCTTCTTGTTGGCTTTCTTCTCGACAACACTAAGCTCGTCTGAGTCCAAAGGAGTTCCCGCCACGTTCACCTCACTCACGTATTCTTCGCCATTGACATGAACAGGAAGGGCATAGTGCCGAGAGATATTCCTGGCTTGTCGGTCAACCCCTCCATCATAACCGATACGAAGCAAACCTTTTGCCCAGGCTGTTGGGTATTCTTCAGGCGTAAGTGGCCGAGATAGGAAGAGGATTATTCTGTATCTGGGCTCGCTTGGGTTGTGGCTCCAAGTTGTATGCAGAATGAATGCAAGGCTCCTCTTGTGAAGCATCTTCGCGATTGTTTCCGGAGGCTCGGTTGCATGGTCGAAGTCATAGACCAGAGCAGTGATGGAGCGGACGTTATCATTGGCCCGTTTATCTCCATCGGCGTAGGTAGCGGGCGACCAGCACGGTAGTTTCTTTTTAGGAAACTTAGGTGAGCGGGCTACAGGTCGCTCGAACAACCGACGTAGACTAACAAGACCCTTGACGGTAGCAGCCGTTGGGGCTACACTAATAAAGCCTTGAGTGAACAGGGATATTTGCCAGGGCAGGATGCCTGTGCAGTTGGGATCCATTTAAGCTCCAAGCCCCCGGTCATTTACCCGCCAAAGGAGTGACCGGGGGTTTCTTATTCTTCAGTTGATGAGAAGTCCTCGGGAGAGAACAGAGAGTCTAAGCTTCCTTCAAGTAGAAACTCCACAGTAGAGTTTACCGTAACGTACTTCTCGGGGAAGACAGCCCCAAGAAGTTTTGATGCACGTTTTAGTTTCTCCCATGTCTCAGGCGGGAGACGGATAGACGCGGCCCGTCGATCCCTGCCCCCAGTTGAGCCATTTCTGGAAGCATCCAGAACGCCAGATAGCTGGGCATCTGCCAACATTCGATTACTAATCATGCTTCCTCCAAGCTGTGCCTGTACCAGAGCAAAGGCCGACGAGTTCCCCTGCGAAACTGCCGACGAGTGTAGTGGGATGCCGCCAAGAGTTTGGCAGCGAACATCTTTACTTTGTGTGGAGAAAAGATGGGCCTATCACCGTAGGCTTCATCCAAAAGCTCATCCATCGTGAAGCTTCCCTGGGTTTCCATGAGGCGCGAAGCAGCTTCCAAGAGAGCCTCGGGGGTGATGGAATCTCCATCGGGTGGCGGATTCATTGAAAGTACGAGCCGAAGACCATATGCAACAGCATCGTTACGAGACACGCCGAGCTTCAAAGAAGCCTCATTTGCGAGCATGAGTAGTTGTTCTTTCGTGACCATACTCTATTATACCCTTGTCATTTGATATGTCAAGGGCAAACTATGTGAAACCAGGGTAGTGTCAAGGATAATCCCTTGACGGATATGAGTGGGTTGCAGCCATCTGGATAATAGCCTTAGAACCTTAGTTTTGGAGAGCGGCTACCAACTCGCCTGTCTTAGCGTTCCTATACTCCTACCTGTATGAACCTACTACCCCCTGATACCATAGGATAGGTGGTTCCCCCCTTAAAAGTATACAACTACCGGAATTCAGGTGGGAGGCTTTGGGTCTCTGATTGTCAGGCTTGTACCTACAATATCGAGCCATGCAAGTATGTACTTGTATCCGTCAAACAATTATGCTTGACGCCGAAAACCCAGGTTGTACCTCAATCTCTTGTTTTTGGGAATCACGATGAACCTCTTGCAAGACCACGAGCGGCGAGACTTCCTTCGGACTATCACGGGCAAAAAGGGGAGGACCAACCTGGTTTCCCTTAGCATTTTGACGAGAACAAGTTTTCCATAGGTCTACCGTCAGGAAGCTGGGTTAGCGCTACAGGCACCGGGATAGCGCTACAAGCCAGCCAGGAAGACAAGACAAAAAAAAGCCCCGACCGAAGCCGGGGCTGAAAGAGTGAGAGACTATTTAATGTCTCCGCAGCCTTTTTTGGATTTCATCTATAAAGGTATTGTTTGTGCGCACAAAAAGACCCGACTGACATCCACACCGATACCTACCCCTCTGGGCATTTGCAGTTTCCAACTCTTTGAGCATTGCTAAAAGACTGCTTTGGTCAAGGTCTTCAATCCACTTCCTGAAAGCTTCGAGTATGAGACTCATTGTGCTGCGTCCATTGCTTCGAGCGCAGCAAAGGTTGTTGCTTCTTCCACGCGTTCTACGGTCTCTCGAAGAGAGTCCAACTTTGTTTGGAACATCTTCTCGTAACCACGAACACGATTATGCAGACGCTCGCAGCGTTCTTGCTTTGTCTTTAGCCCTCGTTTCTTCATTGCTCGTTTTCCTTCTTCATTCACTTCTTCTACCTGGGCTTCGATGGATTCAAGCTCAGAGGTAAGCTGACGAACCAATCCATCTATGACGGCTACCTTCCCATTCTCATCCAGAACGGTACGCATAAAGTAGATGGTGTTCCGTCCACCAGGAGAAGCATCCCTTATGATTTGGGCCACAGCTTCCATGAGCTTTATTTTCGGCTCAGGAAGCCAGTAGTACCCTCCCGTTGGACGAAGAGAGACGCCATGTAGACGGTCCACGATTCTTGCCAACATGATTCCCACTTTATGGGAGTTACAGCGTTGGCGCTCAACTGCATACTTTGCAAGGACCTCGTTTGCTTCTTTGGGAAAGATAATCTCACCCGTTTGTGGGTCTTGGAAAACCGGTGTGTTGTCACCGCCTTGAAGAAACAGCACGTTGAAGTCTACGCTGTGGTCAAGGCTCTTTCCATTGTCATCCGGTTCTTCATTGACCACGGAATACCCATGAATCCCTGAAGGCAAAGGACGAACCAAGCGGCGGCGGTTAGCACACACTTTTTTGGTAGCGATATGCAACGCTGCTTTATCGCTATTCTTTTTTGGTGCGAGCGCTCCGAAACTTGTCCTAAGGGCAGAAAGTTGTTTCTCCAGAAGGTCAGCGTCGGTATCTTCACCGAGAGTCCAGAAAACGTTTGCTCCATTTGCATTTACATTGATTTCCATGATTTTTCCTTTTTAGTTGTTGGTTGTTTTAGTAGAGGAAGCGGGTTGCGGATGGTATTCAACCTCACCCCAAGACTGGCTAATACTTTCTACGGCAGTCCCCATGTCAGGGTCAATGATTGTCTCGACGATGGCTTCAACCACTCCCGCATTGGCTCCAACGACAAAGATGGAATAAACATCCTCGTTGTTTTTCTTGTCTTCAGTTGAGACTATGACTTTGTAGATTCTCATTTTTGTTTTTCCTTTTTAGTTGTTGGGGATGTCTACGACCTTGCACCAGGATGGTACAGAGTCAGGGCTTTCTTTCCATCGTCCGCACAATGCAACGATGGTTCTTGTTCCACGAAGAGCTTCCTTGGGCCAAGATGTTCCGCCATCCGTAAAGACAACGAGAATGTCAGGGCGAGGACGGAGCTTGGAGATAGCTTCAAATCCAACACGCAAATCCGTTCCGCCACGACCCACCAACGGAATGTCTCGAACGTTGGTTATGGTTTTGAGCGAATGTACTTTCGTGTCGCAGATGCACACCTTTCCAGAAGAGCCAGCCGATACACGCAAGCACGCCTGAGCTTCAGGCAAAAGCTTTTCCAGGTCAGAGGTTCCCATACTTGCAGAAGTATCGACAAGAATCGACACCTCTGGGATGGGAGTTATTCCGCCCGGATAAACCACACCGCAACCCATGGGCTGAAAGCGCGAGCGTTGAGAATAGGAGTAGTCCCCTTGCCCACGAACACGTTCTGCAGCATTCCGGGCAAAAGCCCTAAGTTGAGATTGCCAAGAGATTTTGGGTGGAGCCAAAATAGCTTTAGCATGCTCAACAAGTGATGCGCCTATGCGTCCACGACCATGTTCCTGTACGTGTTGCTGAATATCCTTTGCAGTTTGCGTGATTGAAATCTCCGTTTGGGTTTCATCCAAACCAGGACCACCATCCGCAGGCGAAGGGAGTTCATAGTCTTCTGGTTGTCCAGTAGCTCCCGACCCACAATCTCCCGAGCCCACTTGAGGGTCCTCAGGTTCTTGTGGAGGATTCTTTCTCCAAAGCTGGGCGTACTCTTCAAACATCAGCCCAGCATCCCACCCATAGTTCCCAGGAAAAGCACCATTTTTCGGAAGCATCTTGCGCAGCATAGGGGAATCATTAATCTCGCAATCCATGCAGATATTCATGGCTGTTTTATCGAGTGACAGTCCCAACGCACGAGCAAAGTGCTTACGAAAGACATGCTGTAGCTCGTGAACGATAACTGCTGCTTGCTCTTCGAGAGTTAGAGTCTCCCAGAAAACAACGTTAACGTAGACGCGAGAGTGCTTGTCGATTGCTACCGTCTTCACTTGGTGGCATTCAAAGAACTGGAGCCTTGCGAGCATAGTTCTAAAGAAAGGGAACTTATCCATTGCAACAAGACGGGCTTTACGGAATCCATTAAACCTTTTCACTTTACACCTCCAAGTTTTTTGCAGACGAGACCTTTGTGCTTACGAGTTCTACCATCCCAAGAGTTATCTAAAGAGCACATGTCGGGAAGGTCTGGGAAAAACCAGCGAGCACCCGTAGACATGCAGGTGCGGAGGCAGTTTTGCCACTGGAGAATACCGTCACTGCTGCTGCAAGTAGAGTTACGGAGGTACACTGGAAAACAAAGAGCGATACCCTCCCCTTTTGAAAGCTCCTTAAAATCCAGGATGAGAGGGTTTCCGCCCAATGAAGGACCATGGTTTAGGTAGACACGTTTGTACCAGTGCTCAAGACTTGGGAGAAGAAGATCGTCAGGATTCCTGAAAACCCCATTCGACCAATAACGACAAGCACTTTGGTCCCACCTACCCCTATCTCTATAGACTGCGCCACTTGCGCCATTATAGAAAGACTCGAACTTTTCTCTAAGAACATCCTGACGTCTTCTCTGGCAAAGAGAAAGGGTCCATCCCTCGTGTGGCTCACCACATTCCCGGAAAGATTTCCGCGCCTTTCCAATGTGACCAAGGATAGATGCCCTTGCTTTCGTCCTATTGAGTTCATTCCACGCATCTGCAAAGAAGCGTGCATGGGCGTGTAACTGACGCGGTAGAGCCTTGCGGTACTTATCCACAATCCACTCTGCTGAGTCTGATTTCATCCTGTTCCGGAATGTTTGCCAAGCAGTCCAGATTTCGAAGCACTTTAGAGTGCTACCAAAATAGCTCTCTGCTGCAGCATCCTCAATATTGTGGTGCTGAAGTATGAGTGTCCCGAACTCATCAATGGAAAGTGTGTGTCGTTTTCCACAACAGTTGACATTGAAGCTCCGAGGAGCCGCAAGTTTAAGGTTCTCCGAGATTAGCCTTCTTTTCGTTACGAAGTGTGCATACTTGTCTTCGTTTCCAACCAAGGGCTGGTAGCGCGTTCGTACATCAAACCCACCACCAGGTTGTTTTGTTTTGTATCCATACAAGTGAGCGTATCTACTGCGGTTCATTTGGCACCTCCCTTCAGGTTGATAATGCCAGTTTCAATCAGGACTTTCGTGTAGGGCTTAATGAGAGAACCAACGTTCCCCTTAAAACCACTTTCTGTTCTCACTGGCTTGGAGCCCAATGTCATTGCACCCAATGCTCCGATGTCGGTGAAACCACACTCATGTACGTGGTTGAGAAACTTCCAACCTGCCAACCAACGCTTTGCATCGTTGTTCATAACGATTGTATTTATGACGGCGTTTACGATTGCAAAAGCACGGTCGTCCTCTTCAGGGAAGGGCTGTGCTGATGGGTTTGCAAGCCACTCTTCAGGGTCGCCAAACTCCAGGTCTTTTTCCCAAGCGAGATATTCAACTCCGGGTTCTCCAACTGTTCCCATTGCAATCGAGTGGAGCAGGTGTTCCTGACCAGATGCAATAGCAGCAGCACGAAGTACCCAAAAGTAGTTCCAAGAACGGAGAGTGTGGGCTGGCTTCCAGATATCTTCACCACGCTTTTCCAGGTCCGATTCACTGATTTGTACAAGGTGTGGGAACCTTTCCCAGAAGGCTCCAATCATTGACATCGAAGCAGGAATGGTCTTTGTCCATCCCTTTGGAAGTGGAATCACTTCATTGACATCCCACCGCCCCGACTTCACTTGACGAATAACATTATGAATGTCTACCGTTGCTTCAACCTGAAGAACACGGTTCCCGATTGCATGACTAACCGTTCCACCAGTTGTCGAGATGGTTGAAGGATTCATTGCAAGAACCATCGCGCATCCCTTCACGGAACATTCACCCACGATTCCATCAGTAAGCAAACCATGGGCTGCAGCTTGCGTAGAACGGGGAGCATCGGAAGCCTCATCGAAGAAAAGAAGGCTGTTTTCAGCACCCTTTTCATTCTGAATCTTATGCGCCCAGTGTGCAGCAAAGTGTCGCATTGTCTTACTTTCATGGTCTGCATAGGGGTAGCCATTCAGTTCTGCTGCATCGAAACGTGGCAGATAGATTGTGAAGAGTTCTTTTGCCAATCCCTTGGCAATGGGCTTAACGAAGCCTTCTCCTTTTCCAACGCCACAACCACCAATGAGAAGAACGGGTGGAGCTTTGTCCCAGTCGTACTGGGCTTGAACCGCCAAGGAAAGAAGGTCGAATAGAATATTTGCGGACATGTTGTTTCTCCTTTTTGTGGGGGATTTTCGGCCCCTCACGTTTACGGTCTCTTTTTTTGTCTTTACTTTTTTGAGGATAAAAAAGACAAAAAACCACCACAGACAAACCCGTGGCGTACATCCATTATACAAAAAGTGATACCAAAAGTCGAGGGAACAGCCGTAAGTACCTGGAATCACTACTGTTTTCGGCATCTACCCTGCTACCACACGCGGCGCAAACGCCGATATAGCCCTAAGTACCTGATATCACTCAGCTTTTCAGCCGTAGCGCTACAGCGAAGGGTACGAGCGGCGAGACAATCAAACCCTTTTTTCTCCCATGAAAAAAACCTATGGGCAAAAAAGGGGAAGCAAAACGATAGGCTTCTCCCTTTCGTTTAGCTTTGGCTTTCGTTTTCTGAGAAGAGGAAAAGCGTGAGCCCGTAGAAAGCTGTTCCAGGAAAAGCCTCATTCCCAGAGACGTGCGGCGAGGCGAACTATCACCGCACCGGGAAACCCGGACCCTAAGCCGCGTGAACATGATAGTCCCCGAGTACGCAGCAGGGATGTGGGAGAGCGCGCAAAACGATACGGCAAACCACGAACTATCATAAGACAAAAAAAAGCCCCACCCCGTGAGGGGTGAGGCCATGGG